CAAGCCGAGTTCGAGGGGGAGACAATCGACGCCCGGCACCGGGTGATCGGTCAGGCAAACGAACTTGTGGGGGATAGATAGGTTCGCCTCGACGCCCGTCTTGAGCCGGTAGACATATTCCGGCGTGAAAGTCGCGCTCGGGGAATAGACCGTGAGGACGGTCAACGGCGCGCTCATCCGCTTTGCGATCGCCGGGAGCAACCCGTCGCCGTGAACGTAAAGGGCCGCGTCACCGTCGGCGAGTTGCCGGGCCGCTTCCTGGAATTCCATAGCCTGCCGCGCCATCCAAGGCGCCGCGATGTATTTCTTGCCGGCAACCCAATACTCGGCGCGGGGGTCGTTGTCGTTCTGGTGTTGGGCGTAGGCATGGCCCTCGTCGCCGACAAACGAACTGTCGAACCCGTAGATATGGATCTCGCGGAACCCCATTGCATAGGCAATGCTGATTGCTTGCAGGCCGACGGTCGTACCGCCGCCGATCAAGGCGCAATCGTCATCGCCGATATATTCGGAGATCCCCGGATAATTCGGATGCCAAAGCATAACGTCGCGGCCATCGAGGATATCGAACGCGGCAGGCGCGCATTGGGATGCGATCAGGAAATGGTCGGCTTCGGGGTAATCGAGAAACGGGAGGTTTACCGGGCGAGCGTCCAACATGACGTAATAGTCGGAACGGATGCCGGCGGAATGGAGCGCCCGCATCGTGCCGTTCATCGTGAATATCGTGTCGCCGTTGGCCCGATAAAGATCGATATGGGGCAAGTGCGACCGCAACGAGGGGCCACCGCCGACAATGACGGCAACCCCTTCGCGTGCGTCCGAGACGTGCAAGACCGGGAGAGCGCGAGATACCGCCGACTTTACGTTGGCGAATATCTCACTATCCCCGGTGTTGCACACGATCGGGATCATCTCGTCTAAATTAGACGAGCGGATCATTAGATGATCTGGCCCTGTTTATGAGGCCGATTGATCGAGAGAATAACGGTCGAAGTCGTGCTGGTAACGGAAGTCAGGTTCGCAGCGCGGGCGCCGAGAATCTGTTTTCCGGTAGCAACCGTTGCCATTACGCGCCCAGTCGTTGCGGACTGGAAAATCGCAACCTGAGGCGCAACCGCAACGGCGGTTTTCTTCACGACGGCAAGACCGCCGATCTGATACCAGCCGAAGCCGCCCGCGAGGTTAGCCGACATGGCGACGGCAACGGGGCCGGCCAAGTTGGCGGTGTTCGCGGAAAGTGCGGTCTGGTAGGTCGTCGCGTTGTAGCTGACGAGCGAACCGACAACCGTGCTGGCAACGCCGACGAGCATGATGAACTCGCCTTCGCCGTAGGTCGGATCAAAGGCCCGAACTACCTGCCCAAGCGTATTGGGAGGAGACGGGTAGAGGGTGGAGCCGTTGGCATTAGCTGCCCCGGCATCCGTGCTGGCAATCGGCAGATAGCCAATACGGGATTCCGTAAACGAGTAAGCCATGAGTTTATCCCTTTCCCGGTCTGGCTAGGCGATCAGGACGCCGCAGAATTGCGGGCCGCTGCTGGTGATGTTGCCCGCCCAACCGATCAACTTGACGATTGCGTCCTGGTTGACGGCTTGGCGTTCGCCACCAATCGGAACAAAGTTCCGGTCGGCATGTGGGCGCAAGAACAGGTACTTCGTGTTCAGGAACCACATGTGGCTGGCAGTAGCGGCAGAACCGACACCGCCGTCCAAGACAACATCCGAAGCCATGCCCGCGCCGTAGTACTTGAGGGACGCAAACCCAGCACCAGCCGAAGAAGAGGCAGAATCGGTGACGCGCTGGATCGACTGCATGCTTTGCAGATACAGCTTGTAGTAGTTGTTGTCGGCAACGATCAGATCTGGCTTGTCGGTGCCACGGATGAGCTGAACGGCAAGAGCATCCATGTAACCCTGGATGTTGCTCGCCGAAACCGCCGAACCGCCGTCCGTCACGCCAGAATACTTCACCGACCGCCAGAACGAGAAGGTCGCACGATCAATGCCGCCGTAGGTGCCGCTCGAAGGCGCGTCAGGGACAGCCGCGCCAAGACCAGTGAGGTTCTTGCCGCTGTTGCCAGTGCCATCAAGATACACATCGCCGCCGATGCGATTCATCAACTGGGCCTCTGCGACCGACATGCGGCCATCGAGGAGGTCGATGATAGCTTCCTTCCCGCTGTTCTGGATCATCTCCAGGCCAGAGATCGAGATGGCGGAAGCGTACTGCGTGATCGAGAACTGAGCAGCCGAGATCGGGCTGTTCTGACCGACGTTCAACACTTCGTAGCCGCTATAGCTGTTCGTGTTGTTGGTGGTCGAGTCGTTGTACATGATTTCCTGGAGGATGACGTTACCACCAGAGAAATTCTTCACGTTGCCGCGCTCTTTCAGCTTGCGAAGCAAAGCGTTGTTGTTCGTCACGTTGTCAGCGAGTTCACCCGTGCGCGACTGAATGTTGGTCGCGATGATGTCGCTGACAGAACTGTTGGCAAATGCCATAACAGGCTCCTGTCACTAAGATCAAAAGCGGTCTGTCACGCTGTCGAACTGCTCGGCCAGCATCGCCCGCCTGTCCTGTGCTTTGGTAGCCGCTGTCGCTCCGGGTGTAGAGCTTCTGACGCTAACCGCCGCCCCCCTCGCGACTTTCGCCGCTTGGTTTGCCGTGGTCCTCTTTTGGCCGATGCTTTTTGCCTGTTGGGCTTGTTGCATAGACTCGAAAAGATTCTCGTCCAGGCGCGTTGCTTTCGCATACGCATCCTCTAGCGTGGTTGCCACTCCGCTCTGTAGGAGCTGGATCATGGTCGGCCTCGCCGCCTCGAAATGCTCTTTATCCTTAGCAAATACTGAAATCTCTTGCAACAAGGACTGATTGCGCGAGTCTTCTTGTTCTCGCTTCCAGCCTTCTATCTCGCCCCGCATCCGGTTTACTTCGTTATAAACCGAGTTTGGATCAAAGCCTTGGTGAGGCTGCTGTTGCTGGGTTTGCCCGTCGCCGAGATTAACGCCGTAGTTTCGCGCCAACTGCATAAGGTATGCCCGACGCTGATCGGGAGCCGAGTGACGGAGAAGGTGGTCGGCCTCCATCAGGCTCTTTACGGCGGTCGGCACATCCATGCCGAGACCCCGAATCGTATTGGTGTAAGGCTCCACAACCGCGCTAATCTCATCCGCAAACTTCGCTCGAGATGCCAGAGGAGCATAGCCCTCTTTCATCTGGTTTTCGCGTTGGTGGACATATTCCTGAAGGAGCGGGTCTATGGTGTTCCAGGCTTCGTGGTGATCTTTCTTCCACGACGCCGGAGCGCGTTTCCACAGCGGCTCTTCTGGCTCCGAAGGAGCGGTTTGGGCAGAAAACTTGCCATCTTGGGTTCTTGCTACCGGGCCAGCAGGAGCCGGTACGTCTGGCGAGGCTGCGGCGGCATCGTCGAACTGCTGCGAGAGCAAATCCCGACGAGCGTCAGGATCAACGGCTTCGATATCGGTATTTTCGCTGGTCATATTATCCTCTTTGGTTTCTGACACGCGCCAGGATGTCGTTTGCCTGACGATCTGTCATGTTGGAAAGCTGCTCGCGCAAGACTTTCCGTCGTCCCTCACTGCTTGGTGGCGCCAACTTGGTTTCCATCTTTTCGTTGCCCACCTCGATGCAGTTGTGGTCTCGAAGGTGCGTTCGATGCGCCGATCTGCTGCCAATCCTCGACCCATCGATCATGGATTTGTAAGGCTGAATGTCGGACACAATCTCAAGACCGCGTCGCGGCTTGTTTCCCGGCTTGTCGATTAGCTTACCGTCGCGCAGAATGTAGGTCGTCATATGTAGGTAGCCTCTTGCTCTGCAGGGCGCTGGCTTGCGCTGATCCTGGCAACGAGAACCTTCGTCGAGGCATCCAGCTCGTCGCGCCAACGGTTGTACTGCTCCAGCCTGTCCGCGTCTTGAAGGCCGCTCTGCATCTCAAAAGCCTGACGTTGCTGCTCCAAGACGGCGGAGGCCTCTAGCTTCATCTGCTCGACATCGACGGTTGCCTGAAGCTGCAATTGCTGAATCTGGGCATCCATCTGCGCTCTCGCCTGGGCGGTTTGAGCTTCGGCCTGAAGACGCATTTGCTCAAGCTGCTGGGCCGATTGCGCCTTCATCTGCTCGATCTGCATGGTGGCTTGGAGCTTCATCTGCTCTGATTGCTGAGAAGCCTGAATCTTCATCTGCTCTGCCTGTTGAGCAGCCTGGGCTTTAATCATCTCAGGATCAGGGGGAGGAGGCGCGGGAGGCTGTTGGGCCTTCTGCTTCTCGGCTTGCTTCATGCGTTCTAGAGCCGCATCTAACGTGCCTTCAATCTGCCGCGCTTGTTTGAACGCACCCGTCCCGAATTTGAGAATCTCAATCAGAATAGGCGCAATCTCAGGCGCAGCCTGAGCTGCCGGCAGAGCTTCTCGCAAAAACCCACCGAAGGCTGCAATAAACTCAAGACGGTCTTGCTTATTCTGGCTCTCATCAATCTGCACAAGGCTATCCGACGCAATCTCGATCCTGAAGTTGCGAAGGGGCTGGGACTGAAGCAGCTCAAGAGCTTGCGGAATCATTTGCTGGTCAGCTTCACTAAGCTGCTGTGCAGCCGCGTATTCCAAAATGCTCTGAGGCTGGAAATGCCGACAGATTACCTGGGCTTTCAGTCGAATTAGGCCGGTTGCAAACAAAGCAACCTCTTCTTGCATCGAGCGCAACCGCAAACCGGCATACTGGCCTTTGATCTGTTGCGCCGTAGCAGTTTCGCTCGCCGCCGTCTGGCCGCGAATGATGTCGGATATGCCCGTGATCTCGTATATCTGAGCCTTGATGTCTTCGCGAGCGCGGTAGCACTGCGTCAACGCATTTGACAGGACATCCAGGGGTAAGAGGTCGATAGACCCCTTCAGACCACCCTTTTCAGAGAAGGCCATCCACTTATCAACCGGAATAAGGGAATTGTTATCGCCTTCGGTTAATAACCTCTGCAATGCCGGTTGGCTGGCATCGTAAACACCGCGCACTCGCAACGCCTTGACCAGACCGTCAATGCGATCCGATAGGATATCAAGTTCCTGGGCCTGATCCTGGTACAGAACAAAGTCTGGCACCGGAACCAGGGAATCACTCGTCGTCGTAGCGTATAGCGGCGAGCCGCAAGGAAAGAACCCTTCAAGCTCAAGAGGGTCGTCCCGCTCATCAATGAACGTGTCGCAGTTCTTCGATATCCAGTAGACCTTGCCGCTGGTCTTGTCCCAAAGCTCGCAAATCTTTGCCTGGGTGGCGCCTTTGGTGGCGTTGCCGTGACCGGACAGCGGCTCGGGGGCCGAATCAAGAGGGATCGTAGCCGCCTTTTCCTCGCCGAAGCGTTCGATCAAGGCGTCTTCGTTCATGTACACCCAACGCCATACGGCGGTGACTTCCTCCCAGGTCCGCGCCACCGTGTGACCGAAATCCTTCCAGTGGACATAGTCGGTAGGAGCGCACTCGTACTCGATCTCCTCTGGAATCTCTTCGTTCGGATCTGCCGTCACATCCTGACCGCCCTCGGAATAGGCGTCCTTTACTTCGTCCGTGTCGTCAGTGTCCTCGGTAAGCTGCAAGCCGTCTTCGGGGAGATCGAGCGATTGTGCGCGGACATGAGGCTCGTACCGTACCCAAGCAACACCTCGACCGCCAAGGAATCGGTCTTCGACGGCGTGTCTCATGGTGGCGCGGAAATCAGGGTAATGCTCGATTTCGTAGTCGACCGCCCTCTCAATCAGAAGAGCCGCTACACGCCCGATCTGGTCGTTGTCGCCGAACCGGCGCGATACATCGGCCTTCGGCAGCTTGGCGTACACCGCAGGAATCAGCGTCTGGATGTTTGACCACAGGATGTTGAACTTTGCGGCCTGATTTCCAGACGCGCTGCGCGTGTCGTCGCGGTAACGCTTGATGATCTTGGTGGTACGGGATTCCCACTTCTTGAACTCGTTGTCGTAGCGGCTGATGCATGTCAGCCACTTCGCAACCCCGGTCTCGGATGTGTCAGCCATCACCGATTTCCTAACATGTTAGTGAGATCGAGCATGTCTAACGAATCCGGGTCTACGCCAAACTTCCGCATGAAGTGTTCTTTCCACGCGGTTGGGTGATCCGCCGATTTGAGCATTTCCCCTGAACCGAGGGCGCTAGCCCAATGCGGAAAGTTGCCGTCGTACGGGTTAGGCTCCGGTCGGATGCCGTTGGCCCATGCCTTGCGATAGTCATATTCGGGAGCGTCTAAATTCGGCTCCTCCCCGTATCTCTTAAGAAATGACTTATACCAATCCGTCTCGCGTATCCCAGATTGGAAAGCCTTTTCATCAAAATCAGGAACGCTGGGCGCTTTGTACTTGCCAAGCACGTCGGCTAAACGTTTGGGGGATGCTTCAGCCATCAACGAAAGCCCTCCAAAACCTTCGCTAGAGCTTGACTGAAAGCCAATTGATCGCCGGTCGGCGTGCCCGCGCTTGGATCGCCGCTC